CTCGCAGATTGCCGCAGGAGCAACCATCACGCCGGGGACTAATGCTACACAGCTTTCCCTTGCAGAAGCACTCAATCAACTCAATGCTTAAGGAGGATTAACAAATGAAATACGCAGTAATCAAAGTTGTCAACGGAACCTACTCCATCCACGCAGAAGGATTTACCACTGTCGAAGCCGCAAAAGTAACCTATCACGGACTTTGCCAGACGCTCTGGAACGCTCCCGATGTCCTGACCGCACACGTCATGATTGCCGATGAGCAGCTTGATGCTGTGGATGGCTATAAAGAATTCATCCACCACGAAGCTCAGCCTGTGACGGTGGAGGAGGCTCAGGGCGAGTGATGCCAACCGAAAAGAAGTGCTATGGTTGTACATACAGATCGTTGAGCGGATGGTGTATGCTGACGGCTTGCGTGAGGAATTGTGGGACATTTCAGGCAGGAGTTACAATTTTTGGAGCCAAAAACATTAACTCATCTTCAGAAACGGCACAAAATGTGCCATTTTCCCGGATGAGTTAAAGAATGCCGTGGCGGAATAGGTAGACGCTTAGATCATAAGGCTTGATGGTGGTCGGGACTTTATTGTCGGAGGACGCCTGTAGGAATGCAAGCCATGTCAGGTGCAAATCCTGACCGGCATTCCGAAAGAGAGGACACCATGAAGATAATCGCTTGTCTTTTTGCGCTGTGTTTAGTCCTGATGGTTTACAATGGACTGGCACGATAGGGGGAGCTATGAAAGAAATCGTAATCACTCTTATAATCGGAGCAATCTTGCTTGGCGTGATCGTTGCCTGTATCGCTATCGCAACGGCAACGGATGATGACCCAGCTTGGGACGAATGGGAGAAGATGGAGAATGATACAGGGGGTGATAAACACGACCATTGAACAGGCAAAAGCAAAGCTTGTGGCAACCGCAAGGGGAGAGCTTGGGTATCACGAAGGTGGAAACAACTACACGAAATATGCCGCAGACCCTAACATTGCGAAGCTCTACGGATGGACACCACAAAATCAGCCTTGGTGCTGTACGTTTGTGAACTGGTGTTTTCTGACAACGTTTGGCTTTGACATCGGTTCCCGGCTCACATACGGCGGTTCTGCCGCTTGTGCGAATTCGGCAAGCTTTTTCCGGGCGCATAATGCCTTTGTAACCACGCCAGAGGTTGGAGATCAGGCATTCTACTATTCCGGGGGTGGAATCAATCATACCGGACTTGTTGTCGAGGTTTCGGGAGGCTCTTTCGTGGCGATTGAGGGTAACTATTCTGACAAGGTATCATCCGTTACGCACAGGATAATCGGCTCAGATATTGCCGGGTTTGGACGGCCTGACTGGAGTTTAGTTCAGTCCATTGCAACTACAGGTGATGATAAGCCTGTAAGCGCAGAAAAACCGCAAAAAGTGGAATTGGAAGACCACGCTTGGAAACCATCCCTTCTTCGCTACAGCAATTCCTACAGCTCTGATTGTGTCGTGCTTCAAGCATTGCTTAACGCACATCATTTTTCTTGTGGAAGTGCTGATGGATTCTTTGGAGCAAAGACTCAAGCGGCAGTCAACAAGGCTCAACAGTTCTACGGGCTTACCGTTGACGGGATATGTGGGAAAGATACGTGGAGTAAACTATTAACGATTGATTGAAAGGAGAACAACATGAACATTTCTGATCTTGGCATTGTGGCAATCCCTGTTATTACCGTTATCGTGTTTTTGATCGTTGAAGCGGTCAAAGCTACACCGCTTGATAACAAGTGGATGCCGGTTATTGCAGGTGGCTTTGGTGGTGTTCTGGGTGTTGTGGCAATGTTTGTAATGCCTGATTTCCCAGGCGCAGATCCGCTAACGGCTATCGCAATCGGCATTGTTTCCGGGCTTGCTGCCACAGGAGCGCATCAGGTTTATAAACAGTTCACCAAGGGCGAGGAGGACAAAGAATGAGCGAAGTTGTACTCGCCGCGCTGATCGGTGCGGCTGCGTCCATTGTAGTGAACCTCATAACGCTGATCGGTCAGAACAATAAGCGAAAGACGGAGGAAGCTGTAAAAGAAGCGAACCTGGAAAACCGACTTTTATCCATTGAGAGTAAACTGGAAACGCATAATGCCTATGCAGAAAAGCTGGGGGAAATCCAGAGAGACATAGGGGGGATGCAGACCGATATCGCCGTGATAAAAAACGATATCAAGACCCTGTACAAACAGGCTTGATTGAAAGGAGAAAGCGTGATACAATGACGGAAAAGAAAACTTCAAGGAGAACCGTCATGGAAAACGAAACCCCCAAAACAATAGATTACACTGTTCATGAGAGCATCATGGCAAGAATGGAGCGTTCTAACAAGCGGTGGTTTATTGCGTGGCTTATTACGTTTTTGCTCCTCTGTGCTTGTGTCGGTGGCTTCATTTGGTATGAAGCGCAGTTTGAAGATACTGTGATTACAGCCGAACAGACTGCTGATGGCGCAAGTAACAATTATGCGTTTGGCGGTGATTTTATTGGCAGCACGGCAGAAAGTAACGATCAAGAAGAGAACCCGCAAGACGGGCGGTAAATCTGGATACAAGAAATGTCCCAACTGTGGTGGGGATGGAAGGGTTCGGGTCAGGAAAAAATGACACACGACATTCCACCGGACACGCTGAACAGCAACATCAATTACTGTATTGATGAGTATGTCAGGCTTGTGGAACACAGAGAAATGCTCCGGGACAAATGGTTTTATGGCAAGACTTTTGAGAAGATTGCAGAAGACCATAAAATATCTGTCCAAAGAGCAAAAGATATTATTTATAATATTGGAGATCCCATCCTGATCAGAGCATCCAATATGTGAAGATAGCCTCACGGTATATCCCGTGGGGCTTTTCTTTTTATAACAACAAAATATGTACTTTGACTTTTCAAAAATTGTACGGCTACTTTCTTTCGAGAAAGTGGCTTTTTTGTTACTGTTTTATACAGAAAGAAGGTGTGAACGTGTACGACAACGAGGATATTCTTCTTATCACGATGGACGATGATTTGTTCCCAATCGAAAAAGAAGACACGGAGAATGACTGATGACTTGGGTGATGTACGAGCCGAATCCGGTGAGAACTGGTGCCATCGACTGCGCTGTCAGGGCAATATCGAAAGCTCTGGATGTGTCATGGGAACGGGCGTATGTGATGCTCACGCTCAATGGGTTCCTCATGGGGAACATCATAAGCGCAGACGAAGTCTGGGGCAGTTTGCTTCGGCAGAATGGGTTCAAGCGGCAAATTGTTCCAGATTCTTGCCCTGATTGCTATAAACTGGAAGAATTCTGCGATGAACATCCGCACGGCACGTTTGTAGTGAAGAGCGATGGTCACGTGGCTACTGTTCAAGACGGAAAGCTCTACGATTCATGGGACTCTTCGCAAAAGGTTGTTATTTACTTCTGGTACAGACCGGACGAACAAGAACAGAAAGGAAAATAAGATATGGCGGCATACAACTATTACGGACAAGGCTATGGGAACCCATACGGAATGAATGGTTTCTATCCGCAAGGATATCAGCCTGTCATGCCACAGCAACCGCAGATGATGCAGAATCCGCAACAGATGAATCAGCCGATGCAGAGCTATTCACCGGTAATTAATCAGAGCGGAATCATCTGGGTGAGCGGTGCCCAGGAAGCGCAGATGTATCCTATTGCTCCCAACAATGCAGTTGCGCTTTGGGAAAAAAGCGGGAAAGTAATCTATCTCAAACAGGCTGACGCAACAGGAAAGCCGACTATTACTATCTACGACCTCGTAGAGCGCACGGAAACAGCCCAAGAATCGCATGAAAGCGGAAACGGCAAATTACCCGACTACGCCACGAAAGACGAATTGAGTACCATTATCGGCGCGGTAAAGGGGCTTGCCGGTGAAGTGGAACAGATGAAGGGAGATCTGTACGGCGTGGCTGGTCGGAAGAAGTCTGTGAAAAAAGTGGAGGTAACTGAAGATGATGATGCCTGATCAGATGACGGGAATGCTTGGACAGCTAAAGGCTAATCCTTTTCAGTTCCTTGCCCGTATGAAAATGAATCTTCCACAGAACATGAACGTGAGCGATCCACAGGAGATTCTGAACTACCTGGTCAAAACCGGTCAGGTTTCTCAGAATCAGATTAATTCTGCATATCAGATGATGCAGAGGATGGGCAGATAACCAAGGTCTTACCCGTTGTCAAGTGCGCATAGACAACGGCTGACAAATACAAACCCCGTATCGAAAAGAGAAGATACGGGCTACCCCCAACAGTTAGGGGAGAAAGGAATTTAATATGGACGAATCTACGAACAGCATGGTAATGCCTGTCGCTCCCATGTACGGTGGAGGCTATGGCGGCGGTTTCGGAAACGGCTTCGGTGGAGACGGATGGTGGGTAATTCTGCTTCTGCTCTGCCTTGGCGGTGGATGGGGTAACGGCTTCGGTGGCGGCTTTGGCAACATGCAGCTTGGCTATGACTTCCCGTGGCTCCTGAACGGTCAGAACGGGATCAACAACAATGTCTCTGAGGGGTTCCGTGATGCACAGCTTCACGACAGCGTGACTTCTGTCCGTGACGGCGTGAGCAATCTTGCCACTCAGCTCTGCGGTTGCTGCGGTGACATGCAGATGGCGATGGCGAACGGATTCTCCGGCGTCCAGCAGTCCCTGTGCTCTGGATTTGCCGGAACTACCGCTGCGATCACCGGTGCTCAGAACGCCATTGCCCAGCAGCTCTATGGAAACGAACTGGCTTCTCTGAATCGGAGCTTTGCCGAGCAGACTGCCAACACTGCTGGGTTCACTGGTGTGAACACTGGGCTTGCCGATCTGAAGTACACGGTCGCTACGGAAGCTTGCAATGACCGTGCAGCTCTTTCTCAGGGCATCCAGACAGTGCTCGACAAGCTTTGCGCTCTGGAACTGGATGGTTACAAGCGTGAGAACGATCAGCTCCGTACTCAGCTCAACATGGCGAACCTGGCGGCTTCTCAGACGGCTCAGACGGCGGCTATCCGTGACGGTCAGACTGCTTCTATCAATGCTTTGGTCAATGAGCTTCGCAGTTGCCCGATTCCAGCACAGCCGGTAGCCGGAAATACTCCGCTGTTTTCTTGCAATCCAAGCTTTAACGGCAACGGAAACTTCGGTTGCGGTTGCGGTTGCGGCGGCAACTTCTAAGAGGTGATACCGATGGCAGAATATCTTACCCGCGATGCGGTGGAGACCGTTGCGCTAAACGCTCCAATTCCGCTGATTGATTCCATTCGATGCAACAAAGGGTATGTATTCCATCAGAACGGATCTGGCATTCTTGTTCTGCGCGGTATCGTGAATAACCCTTCCGCTTGTTTCGCAAGGTACATTGTCGAGTTTACAGGCAACGTGGCAATCCCGACCGAAGGTGCTTTGACCCCGATTGCAACCGCGATCACGGTGTCAGGCGAGGAGCGTGTCGGAAGCCGCAGTATCTTCACACCGGCGGCGGTTGACCAGTACGGTTCAGTAACCAGCCGCGCTGTGGTGGATGTACCTCGCGGGTGCTGCTTTACGGTTGCCGCTGAATATGTCAACGGCACTGTGGATGACCCGACAGTTGTACCGACTCCGCTGATCAATGTGATCGATGGAAGCCTCAGCGTAACAAGAGTAGCTTGAAGGAAGGAGGACGCATGATGAATAGCATTGAAGGAATCCTCAAGCTGGTCGATAACGAGTTTGAGGCGATCAACAAGAATGGCAAGTTCCGTTCTCGTGAAGAGATCGACTCCGTGTATAAACTGATGGACATTGTAAAGGACGCTCACTGTATCTGGCAGTATGAGGATGAAGAATCCGAGTACAGCGAGAACGGTATGCCCTACGAGAATGGTGAACGTTCCTATCGCGGAAACTATGACGAAAGCTATGGCGATGGACATTCGTATGCACGTGGTCGCGGGCGCAATGCTCCCCGTGATCGGATGGGACGTTACACGAGCCGGGACGATGGCATGGGTAGCTCTTACAGAGGCTCCTATCGCGGTTACGGGTATTCCCGTGCGGATGGGAAAGAAGAGTACATCGAGAATCTGCGCGATATGTTACAGACTGCCCCTGACGAGCAAACCAGGCAGAGCATCCAGCGTATGATTCAGCAGATGGAACAGGGATGAAACGCATTGCCAACGGAATGCTAATGGAGTCTTGAAAGTATCAGTAAATACTGATATAAATTAAACTTCCATTGTAAGTTCAAATCCCTCCACCGGCACCATATGAGAAGCACCCCAGTAAAATAGGGGTGCTTTTCTTGTTTTTATCAGTAAATTCTGACAATTTGGCGTTGACAAATTTGTACAATATTTTGCATTTGTGAAGCGGAATTGACGTTTGCAAAATTCAAAATGCCAATGAAAAAATGCCAATGGAATAATCTTATGAATGCGTGGCGGGCTTCTGGCCTTCCACGCTTTTTTTATTTTCCGATGCAAAGAACTGAGTGAACTTGTCTTTCGATTCCGTTCTGGATGCTGTGGACAGTTTGATGTAAATCTTGTTCAGTACAATATCGTTTTTCCATCCACCCCATTCCTGTATCTGCTTGGAAGGAATTTGAAGGTAGAAGCACAGGCTTGCGAAGCTCCTCCTGAGATCGTGGACTGTGCATATGGTTACTTCGGCTCTTTTGCACGATCGTTTAACGTCATCGAGCAGGGTGTTTGACCCGATGACGGCAACCTTCCCAGTCTTATTGGAAACGGAGTTCAGAGCTTTCACAAGTTGTGGAATGAGGATCGGCACATACCGGGATGAAGTGGCGTTCTTGTTCGTGGCCTTGTCAACCTCTCCGTCCGGCCCACGGACACGTGCCCCGTGAACAAACATGGTCTTGTTCGGTATATCCACGTTATCCCACGTCAGCCCACGAAGCTCAGACACCCGCAACCCGTTAAGCGCAAGGAGAGCCGGGATCTCATACGACCTCCCACTCACGTCAGCGCAGAATCGCTTAATCTCTTCTGGTTGGAGGTAGTTAAGGTCGGGAACAGGGACTTGCGCAAGGGTGACTTTTGGCTTTGAAAAGCCGACCAGTTCCAACGAAGAGGAGACAAGCGACCATGCGTTCTTCACGGTTTTCGGGGAAGCGGTTTCCAACTCTTCATCAATCATCTGTTGCCATCTGATTTTCGACAGCTTTTGACAACGGTAATTCGGGAATCGGCTCCTTGCGTAGCTCATGTACTGTCTGACTGTCGCTGGAGACAGGGTATTCCTGTGCTTGGCAATGTACTTATCCATCGCCTCTTGCAAGGTGGTTTCTTTGGGAATCCTCTGCACGTGCGTTTTCCCGGCCAGAAGTTCTGACTTTTTGTTCGTGGCAAGCAGTTCGCACTCGTACCTGGTCGGTGCCGTAATCGGGATGGAAACCCCGTTTATTCGCAGACGGCAGAACCAGTTGCCGGATGGAAGCTGTTCGACTTTTGGAATCCTCATTTCTTCTTTTTAACATTAACAATGATCAGGACAACAAGCAGAATGATTACGATGAGTAGCAAGAGCCTGGGCGATGTGAACAGGAAAAGAGATTCGAGCATTCCGCGTTTCATGATAATGCCTCCTTATAAAAGTTGTTTTTCTATATCGAGTATGTCTTTGTCGCCGTACAGATCGTCACGTACAATGTGCATCATTTCATGTTCCCAACCATCGAGCCAATGGTCATAATCCATGTTTGCATTCAAAAATATCACATAAGTATCGTCTGAATTAAGATGAAGAAAAGCTGGAACCGGAATTGGGAACGGAATTACCTTCACAAAATAGTCAGCATCCTCAATCGGCATTGTTATCGTCATCCTCCGCAAGTGATTTCATAAATGATTTCATAATTCTGACTTTCTCAGGAGTCATTTTTTTGTAGGCATACATTAGATTACGGAAGTCTGGGTCTTCTCTCATTACTTGCAGTTCTGCAAGAACTTGCTCTTTTTCAAGATCTGTATAACTTTCTTCATCTTGCAATAGATAGCTCTCAGACACTCCAAAGTAAGCCGCAATAATTTTGATCGTCTTTCCACGGGGGACTGCACCGGTATTCTTCCACTTCGTTGCAATTGTTCTGGCAAGCCCCATTTCTTCAACTGCTTTTGTTGGAGAAACACCTTTTATCTCACACAATTTTGCAAACTTGTCATAAAACACAAAAATCACCTCCGCTTTTTGTGCAAGTCAACAAAGCTAACCTAAATCAGCTTTTTTCGCTTGACAAATAACCAAGGTGATTTTATAATGCAGTCATAGCTGATTTAAGTAAGCTTATTAAGATATTGATTCAGCAAATCAAATATACTATAAAAGCTTACTAAAGTCAACATAAAAGAAACATTTTGTAACTATTGTACAAAACGAAGGGGGTGAATTTGTGAAAGATAAGTGGACAGGCGATGCAGCGGCGATTATGCACGTGCATGACATCTCTGCAATTGCGTTGGCACAGAAGCTTGACTGGAATCCTAAATATCTGTCATCCGTACTGAACTGCAAACGCCGTCCGAAAAATGCGGAGAGCATGGTTATGGAAGCTTTGCGAGAGATGGTAGCAGAGCAGTAAAAACCGCCTCCCGAAAGAGATGGTTCGGGAAGTGGTAAAACGAAGTGATAAGGTAGTGCTTGAATTGTATCACGGGCACTGAAAGAAAGCAAGGTGTATATGGCAGAAAATATAATTGCAACGTGGCGTGTACCAGGATTACAGAAAGCCGATCCGCAGAAGGTTTATGAAGAGCTTAGAACGATCTGCGATGAAGTAACTGAGGCGAAACCGCAAGATATTGTGAATTTGGCTAAAGACAAAAGTCTTGAGATTCACAAATGCTTTGAGTGGAACGACACAAAAGCCGCAGAAAAGTGGAGGCTGCATCAAGCAGTGAAACTCACGAGCGACCTCATTTTCAAGCGAGAGCAAACGGATGATGGCGATGAACCTCTTCCGGTGAGGATCTTCAACAAGACAGATAACGGCGGTTACAAGATCCCGGAACGTGTGTTCAAGGTTGATGATGAATACCAAAAATTGTTGCAGAGGGCAATGGCCGAACTTCATATGTTCAAAGTTAAATATGCGGTACTCTCTGAGCTTGATGAAATCTTAGCGTTAATACCATAAAAACCGCTCGTTATGGGCGGGAATGAGAGCTTGTTTCTCAAAAGAAAAAAATATTAGCAGAATAAACTTTACGACCGAATTATTAACGACAGAACTGATTCCCACTAAACAGCACATAGCAAAATAAGACAGGACAAATGAGGAGAAGCTTTCATTTTCGCTCATAACAAGACATGATCAGGAAACGTCAGAAAATGTCAGAAAATTATATTTAATCACAGAACACAATAATTCAATTTTCAACACAGTGCTTCACAAAGGGTTCATCCCTTGAAGTCAGTTCAAGATATGGCAATTTTGTTTACCAAAGGAATGTACACGACAAAATACCTTATTTTAATAAACGACATGATACCACAGAAGAACACAAGCTGCGATGGATGAACTTTTTGCGAAGCACTATGCGAATCTCGATTCCGCAAAACAGGAACGAATTGGTCATCATAATACAAGAGAAAACAAGAAAAAACAGAGTTTCACAACTCTGCGAAGAGCTTAACACAACAATCTAAAATAGGACATTTAACTTCAAAACAGAACAAGTTATTTCATTACATTTCAACACATTGTTCAGCTTTTCGCAGGGCTGTGAAGCCAAGAGTAAATTTTAGAACTGATTAGGGCTTAATAAATCATCTTAGAAAACATTATTACAAATCAAGACACACGGTCTGCAAGCCGTGAGAAGAACTTATCATTTAAGGTTAACGCAATACAGCGCACGACACATCATTATAGGACAACACAACTTAACTCAGATGAGTTCTTCTCAGAGCTTACATGCCAAAGCTCTCAAAAAAACAAATCAATTTAGGAGGTAACAAAACATGCCAAAAGTAGAAAAGAAAACAGAAGAAGTTGTCATTAAAGAGATGAACTTCAAGTATGCGATTATCCATATCGAGGGTGACGGAGATCTTGTGCTGAACAAGATGAATGCGTCAAATACTCGCCAGCTTGTTGCTGATGATCGCAAAGCCGCATCTCTCTGGGAAGCACAGCACAAGAACAAGTGGGAGAATATCATCACTTCCATTCACTGGAAAAATGGTATTCCGGTTGAGGACACCAACGCAGAGTGTACCGAAGATCTTCTCTATGAAATGCTCAACCCGGCAAACAACGCTCCGTGCATTACATCGTTTGGGCTTAAGAAGAGTTGGGGACAGGCTGTCGTCCGTCAGGAAGTGGACAAGTATAGCACCAAGTTTGATTCCGCTGTAAACATCGTGTCCGAAGGTGGCCTGATTCCTGTGAAGTTCACCGAGTGGAGACTTGACGAACGTCTCATGAGCCCAAAACGTGGTGCGCCGATCACTGTTCAGCTTAATCACTTCACTGGATGGAGCGCAGATATTCCGATTAAGTACACCGAGAATGTGTATAGCATCAACGAGATCGCAACGATCATTAACTATGCCGGGTTCTCCATTGGTATTGGCTCCGGTCGGACAAGCGGATACGGACGTTACCACATTGTTGGTATTACATGATGGCAAAGCAAATCAAACCATTATACCCTCCCATCGACCCTGTCCGGGCATGTATCCTCGACCGGAAACACAGCATGAAGCTGAGCTGGTCGGATATCGGCAGAGAGCTTGGAATCAGCGGAGGCATGATGCGGTACTGGTCGCAGTTCCCGCCTGATGACTGGCCGAAGGATGTGCGGAACGGAGTCTGCCGGGTGCTTGGGATAAAGGTTAAGCAGACTGTCGAAGACCTAACAGGAATTTAATGGTGGAAACAGGATGAAACATTACGGAGATATAACGAAACTGTCTGGATGGACATTGCCAATTGTCGATGTGATCACAGGCGGAAGTCCCTGCCAGGATCTTAGCGTTGCGGGAAAACGGGCTGGCTTGGACGGAGAACGTTCCGGGCTTTTTATGGAACAGATTCGGATAGTAAAGGAGATGAGAGAACGTGACCGAACTGAGAACGGGAGAACAGGCTTCCTTGTTCGCCCAAGATACATGGTTTGGGAGAATGTCCCCGGAGCTTTCAGTTCCAACGGTGGAGAAGACTTCAAAACAGTCCTAGAAGAGATCGTCAAAATCATCGAGCCAGAAGTCCCCGATCTGCGTACAGCTGTGCAGAGGGGGTGGACAAAATCAGGATGTCTCTACTCCGCATTGGGAGAATGGAGCATTGCTTGGCGAGTACACGATGCTCAGTTTTGGGGAGTCCCCCAGAGAAGAAAACGAATCGCGCTTGTCGCAGATTTTGGAGGACTGTCCGCTCCCGAAGTACTCTTTGAGCGCAAAGGCTTGTCAGGGAATCCTGAACAGGGCAAAACGCAGGGGAAAGCAACTGCCGGAAGCGCTGGAAGCGGCCTTGAGAAGACAGGCGTCAGAGTTTACGGAATTGGAGGGTATAACAGCGCCGGAATGTTAAGCTCGAACCCGCGCGCCGGGATATACGAAGCGGACACGGCGCGGACGCTTGATCTAAACGGCGGGAATCCGGCCTGTAACCAAGGCGGCATCGCTGTCGTTTATCCGACAATAGCGCGCGCACTAACGGCACGGATGGATGGCAGCCATTGCATAGACCGTGGCCCAAGCATCGTCTGTTGCGCGGGATTTGATGGCTCAATGGGAGCAAAAGCCGGGAACATTGGATATCAACCGGAGCAAGCCCCAACACTTAATGCTGAAAAAGAGATGCACGTTTACGATGCACGAGGCAACGGTAACGGCGATATAGCTCCAACGCTCACGGGCGATCATCAAAACCGGGTGACAGATTACACGGCACTCTGCATTTGCGGAGAGGTCACACCTACTCTGGTAGCGAGCGCGTATAAAGGACCTGGCAACACGCAAGACGGTTTTGCAGTGTGCGCGTTTGACGAAGAGATGTATAACGGCACGGTGCGGCGTCTGACACCGCTTGAATGTGAACGCTTGCAAGGCTATCCCGATGGCTGGACGGATATAGGCGACTGGGAAGACAGAAATGGCAAGAAGCACAAGGCCGCTGACAGCCCGCGATATAAAGCACTCGGCAACAGCATAGCGCTCCCGTTCTGGTTTTGGCTTTTGCGCCGGATCAGCGCCCAGTATGAGAGACCGGCGACACTCGGATCTCTGTTTGACGGCATCGGCGGTTTCCCGCTCTGCTGGGAGCGGTGCAACGGGCCAGGTACGGCGATCTGGGCAAGCGAAATCGAAGAGTTTGCAATAGCGGTAACTAAACTTCATTTCCCAGAAGACGAATAAGAAAACCGCCATTCGTCAGCCGAAGCATCAGAACAGCGGTTTCCTTTGAAAAGGGATTTAAGTATACCACGAAAATCCTGTAAGTGCAACTATAAGTTAAAGGAAGTGATTGAAAAACGAAGCGACTGATTGTGTATCTCAACGGGCTAGAAAAGTACGTGAACATCGTCATCGATCATCTGGAGAAGGACGATACGTATGTATATGCATATGACATAGACGGGCAACTTGTTGGGATGTTTGATGTGTCAGTCATCATGGTATTGTACGTGACTGAATTCCAACAGCAGAATATGTGGGACAAAGTGAACGAAGACTAAAAGCCGGAGGCGTTGTCAAAGTTGGGGATTTATGACGGAAATCCATGCAGAGGATGTGAAAAGCCGGTACGGCATCCTGGATGCCACGCAGATTGCCAGAAACGTGCTGTGTGGAAAGAACGAGTTGACTCTATAAAGGAAGGACTCAGGAAAGAACGCGAAAAAGATACCGCGGTAAAGGATCTGATTCTCAGTTCTAAGTATATAAAACGAAAGGAAAGGTGATATAGCTAATGGAGATTATCAACGTGATCATCAAGGACGGGCAGAGAACCGTCAACTGGGACTTCCCGGACAATACGAACATCGCATATGTTCTTGGCCGGTTCAAGTTTAAGCCCGTGCCGGGTTCTATCAAAGCCTGTGGCGTGGATGTCCTGTGCCCGTCAGAGATGCAGCTGAAGGACTGCGTAATGGAGATAAACCCGACTGGCACACACGATGGCGTGAAGAAGAGGGTGCGGATCACGCTTACGTCTGCAAAGACTGAGACCAAGCAGAGCAAGGTAGTTCATTTCTCAGCATTTAAGGAACTGGAGGATTCTGACGATGTATGTTAATCCGTTCTGGTTTGGTGTTCTGATGACGATTGTCGTTGGCGTTGTGATTGTAATTGCCCTTTCCCTGATTTTCGGGCACAAGGATGACGATCAGGAAGCTGACAGCTTCGAGATTGATTATGATGCCGTCAAAGAACTGGACGGGAAGGTCGGCAGAATCCACGTTATGAAGAGCGGAGCAATCCGGTTCGATGAGATGGACGATGATGACGGAGGCGAAGAGTCATGATCAAAATCAAAGAGCGGGCAATCCGCAACATGAGCTATGAAGCGCGTCTCAAAAATTATGAGAAGGAGAAGGATGAGCTTTTCCGAAAGATCTGGGAACAGCATCTCTCCACTGCCGAGATCGCCCAGGCTCACAGGGAACTGGCAAAGAAATGGAACGTGTAGCAACATGAAAATGTACATCTGCGATAACTGCGGTGGCGTGATGGATGAACGGGAGGCAACGAGCTTTCTACCGGAGATCCATG